GTTAAACCTCCTGTAATGATGCCAGAATTAGAAGAGAGATTATGTAGTTTATTTATGGATATTCAGGCACCGTATGCAAAATATTGTCCAGACGACAGAGTTAATTTTTTAAACTATTACTATACTGTATATAAATTATGCGAACTCCTTGAACAAAATGAATTTTTACATTTTTTTCCAATGCTTAAAGATCGGGAAAAACGAATTGAACAAGATGAAATTTGGAAGAAAATATGCGAAGAATTAGATTGGGAGTTTATACCTACAGTTTAGAATTACATTGGAAATCCAACAAGATTTGCTCCAATACCAAATCCTGCGCCTGTACGAGCGCTATCTCCCATGGTTGGAATATATGTGTCAAGAATACTAAACGTTGCGGCAGCAGTTAAAGCAATGAGAGCAATCTCGTCAAATTTCATAGATTGTTTGGGTATAGCAAACGCAGCAATAGCAACCATTAAACCTTCAACTATATATTTAATTGCTCTCCTTAGAATGTCGGACATATCTATACCAGATAAATTCATTCTTATAATATATATCAAGAAAAGTTTCATTTAACAATTAACTTAAAGATATAAACCGGATATCAATTATAATGTCTCATAATAAAACAAAAGGTGTAACAATGCGAACGAATTCTGACGGGTCTACAAACCCAGACTATGTAGATGTTCTAGATGAAGATAAACAAATTGCTGGGCAAAAATTTGCTTGTATCTCTTTTATCTCTCCTGAGAAAGTTCTGGATAATAAAAATCAGTTCTTTTTTAAGCAATTTATTAAACATTGGGAACTCTCTAAAAGTATGGAGAAATTCACACAATTCATTAATTTTGTAGCGTTCAAACATAGCATTAGTTTCGACGACCTTAATAAAGAACTAGAGGAGTTCGTAAAGTCTGAGCGCGATAGTATTGTTAACACCAATATCTCAGATGAGTACAAAACGTTTGTTGATAACAACGAAGAACGTATTCAAGCAGAATTTGATAACCTCAACGAGTTTCAAACTAGCACAAGAGGAATCAAGATACGCGGATCGTTTCCAACTCAAGGCGAGGCTGAACTTCGCGCTAAGATGTTGCGCGAAGCAGATCCTCATCATGATGTTTTTGTAGGACCGGTTGGAATGTGGATGCCTTTTGATCCTGAGGCGTATAAAACAGGGCGGGTTGATTATCTAGAAAGCGAACTAAATCAACTGATGCATGAAAAGAATAAAAATGAGTCTAGAGCAAAGACCGATTTCGACGCTCGTGTAAATGATGCTAAGCATAAGGCAATTGAAGATAATAAACAAAAGGCAATTGCTTCAGGAAATAAACTATCTCAAACAATTGATGATAAAGGTAACCTTGTTAGTGTTAAAGATTCAAACACTTTTGGTATTTCAAACGACGACATTGTGACAACCGATGATATTAAAAAACACTTGTTTGAAGATAACAACGTTGTTGTAGGCGAAACAGATCATGGACTAAGTCAGCTTACGTCTTCTAAATAGATAGTGTATAATTGTGATGTATCACTCAATATATTTAATCATTATAATAAACGATTAAATATAATGATCATGCAATAATTCTACCATTTTGTCTTCTTTTTAACGCTTATTTGAACACTATTTTTTTTCCTGTTAGCAGTCGGGTCGTATGTTTCCATTTCTTCATCGTCACTATTAATATTCTTCGATAATTCCCAGAACTCTTTTGAACCAAGCTTGAAATGTCCATGCGGCTCTGCTCTGTACCAAAAAATTTGGTCTTGTAGTTTATTACTTTTTGAATTATTATTAATTACAAGACACTCATAATTTTCTGTACATTGGTCCATTATTTGAGAAAAACTTTCAAACGTAGGGAACATGCCTGCGTAATTTTCATGGATGATTCTTCTATTTTTAATATATGGTTCTCGCAGAATAAAAACAAAATCAATATTTGTTCTAAGATTAGGAGGTATTCCAAGAGGATATTGCATAGTAATTATAAGCATAATTTTCCAATGCCGTCCATTCATGAATAACAATCGCATCATCTTATCTCTTGTCCAAGAAGCATCATATAAACAATCATCAAGGATAACAAACGCTCTTGGATCAATTGACGATTTTTTGTAGGATTCCATTTCTCTTTTAATCTGCCTAAGGACTTGTTTTTGCCGTTTCAAAATATTTTCTATTATAGAAGTGTTGTATTCGTCATGTATGAATAATTTTGGAATATGCTGACTATAAAACCCATTGCCTGACTCGGTTCCTGATATGACTGTTCCTATTGGTATGTCTTGATGATGAAATAGTAGGTCTCTAACAATATAACTTTTCCCTGTGTCGCGACGCCCTATAAGAACTACAACAGGTCCTTTGTTTTCGTCAGGTCTAAAACTAATTTGTTGCATATTAAACTTACTCAGTTCTAATTCTGTTGACATTGTGAGATATTTAGAAAATATTTAGAGGATTAAATCGCAGAGATAAGTTAAAAAATCAAAAAATAAGTATATTATGTGTCTAATGGAGTTTACTTATAAAAAGAATGACAACATCGAACTCTTTAAAAGTGTTTGCTGTAGTGAAAGTATAGGAGTAACGTCGCCGCAAAACTACAATCCATTGTACGAAACGTTTTTTAGTTTGTCTGATAATAATAGCAATCTTATTAGTCTTAATAATAAAAACAATGTTACTCAAGTTAAAAATAAAATTATGAATAACTGCTATTTATGTAATATAGATGGTATAGAAAAAGAAGTTTTTTTTAAATACTCTCCGTTAATTGACCCCTCAAAATACATTATTGGAAAATATGACATTGATGATTCAAGATTACTACAGCTTCCTTGTTTTGGTTCAACTGAATCTAATGCAAAAACTAGGGATCCAAATAATGCTGCTTATGTAGATGGATTTTTCGCATATTTATCTAGTCAATTATTACATACACATAATTTTGTTCATGCAGTTGATTTCTATGGTTCTTTTTTAGGAAACAAAACTAATTTTGAATATAACATAGCAGATGATATAGAACATTTAAATAATTCTGATTTTTTCCATAAAAATAACGGTAGTCTCTTTAAAATTGAGAGCGGTCTCGCTGAAAATATTTTTAATTTTGATACTAGACATAATAAAAATAAACTATCATTGACTACTTCTATGGATACTTGTGACGATGTTATAGAATTAAGTAGTTTATCCGAATTAGATAATCTTAACGAAATATTTGATTCGTGTATGGAAATATCAAAGACTAACGATGGTTCAGTAGACCTACTTTTTTCACGTGATTTGTCAAATAACACTAAATGTAGCGATAATTCTACATGTTCATCGCGATCATCTGATACAGAGAATGATTCTGATAATGATGAAATGGTTGATAGTTTGTCTGACTCGGACGGAGGGTTTTCTACCGCATCAGAAGATGTTATGATAGCGACGATAAACTCATTTCCTGTAAATGTTATAGCACTTGAAAAGTGTAGTAATACACTGGATTCATTAATTATTGAAACAGGTAAGGAACTCACAGACAGCGAGTGGTGTTCAATTATTATCCAAATCATAATGTCACTTATTGTATACCAAAAAACCTTACAATTCACGCATAACGACCTTCATACGAATAATATTATGTATATAACTACAGACAAACCGTTTTTATATTACAAGGTAAACGATATATATTATAAAGTACCAACATTCGGAAGAATTTATAAAATTATAGATTTTGGCAGAGCAATTTATAAATTTAGAGGAAATATCGTATGTAGCGATAGTTATCACAGGAAAGGGGATGCAGCTACACAATATAATTGTGAACCATATATAAACAAAAACAAACCAATCATTGAGCCAAATTTCAGTTTTGATTTATGTAGACTTGGTTGCTCTCTAATTGACTTTTTTGACGATGACAATAAAAAAACTGCCAAAACAATGGCTATAGTAGAAGAGTGGTGCGAAGATGATCAGGGTAGAAATGTCTTATACAAGAAGAATGGAGATGAGAGATATCCTAATTTTAAATTATATAAAATGATAGCAAGAACGGTTCACGGACATACCCCAGATTTAGAACTCAATAAAAAATACTTCTCCAGATTTATAATCAATAAAAAAAATATTGATAACGACATTGAATTAATGAACATTGATGAACTAACAAGTTATATAAATTAACAACATCATTTGTTATTCATTTAACAAATGATATGTGTGACAGCAGTTAAATATGGACAAACTATTGTATATTGCTAATGCTTGCGTGTTTTATTTGATTTTTTTGCTG